AGAATCCTGCAGATGTATTTGATTTAGTTAAGTTTGGTAAAACTTGTGCTTATATTAGAACACATGTAGGAGTACTTAATAACTATAATAAAGATAATAAAGTTCCTCTTACAAGCAATCAATATTTTTATAGATTTACAAATAATGATGTTGATATTTATGGTGCTACTGACTTTGTACATGCTTCATTAGAAGATAATTCTGATAGAACTGTTGAAGAAGTTAGTTTATCTACTGATGGTGAAGATGCAAATACAGATTTACTTACATTTAATGTAAAAAGAGGACAATCATTACTTTATAATTCATTTAAAGTATGAAGAGAATTATCACTTCTTGAAAATTCAGTGCTTTTAAATAGATTAACAAAATCATCTATTATTAGAACAGTAAATGTTGAAGTAGGTGATATGGGTAAGAATGAAGTTCAAACATTGCTTAGAAGAATTAAGTCTATGATTGAACAAAAGTCATCTTATAATCTTGGTACTTCAATGACTGATTATACAAGTACAGGACCTGTTGAGAATGTATTGTACTTCCCAGTTCATGAAGGTAAGGGTAGAGTAGAGACGTCACAAATAGGCGGTGATGTTAATGTAGGTGATTTAATTGACCTTGATTATTGGAAGAATAAATTATTTGGATCATTAGGTATTCCTAAGCAATATCTTGGTGATACTGATGATGCTGCTGGTTTTAATGGTGGTACTTCACTTTCACTTATTTCTAGTAATTATGCAAAAAGAGTTAAGAGAGGTCAGAATGCTTACATTCAGATGATTACTGATGCAGTTAATCTTATATTATTAGAAAGAGGACTTACTAATTATATAAATAAATTTACTCTTCACATGCAGTCTCCTACAACTCAAGAAGAAAAAGATCGTAAGGAAAATATGTCACAGTCTATTAATAATATTCGTGAAATAATGGGTTTATTAGACGAGATTGAAGATAGACAAACAAAACTTGAAATTCTCAAATCATTATTATCTAATGCTATTACAAATACAGAAGTAATTGGATTTATTCAAGATGAGATAGATAAGTTGAATACAACTGAAGAAGAGGAAGAATCCACAGGATCAGATGAACTTGATTTAGGCGATGATGACTTTGGTGGAGATTTTGGAGGAGAAGATCTTCCTAGTCCAGGAGATTTAGGAGGTGGAGAAGAACTTGAATCAGAACCACTTGAAATTCCAGAAGCTCCTGAAGAAAGTTTCTATACTGGAACAGGTGATTTATTAAATGAACAGAATGATTTACCTAGTTTTGATCAATTAGGTGTTTCATTTAATAATGTTATTAAATAATCTTTAGTTGATTTTATCAAGAAAGGAATGACATGATAGCTAGATCAGATGTAATATTACTTCTCACAGAGTTGCAGAATAAAGGTATTGATGTTAAAGAGGAGATGAATATTGTTTTAAGATCATCTTCAATTCCTCTTGAAGCATTAAAAAAGATTAATGATAATAGATCTTTAGATATTTTAAAATTTTATGAGAAGCTAAGATGATCTTATAATAATAAAAGAAGTAAATTGTACATTAATATAATGAAGGCAGATGAAAATATATTGAAAGATCCTAAAACAATAGTTACTACTTTATCTGCTTTATTAAATCAAATTTTACAATACAAGCCTGAAGATCAAACACTTTTTTACAAGCATGCAAGAGCAGATGAGATTGTAAAATGTTTAAGTATATATTTTAATACGTACAATTTAGAACCTTGTAGAAAATTACTTGAAATTACAAAAGCAGATGTTAAGTGTCTACAAATGATAAAGTAATGAAAAAGTTTCAAATTAATTGCTAAATTTATATAAAGGACCGGGAGGTTACTAGTAAATGATTAAAAAATTAAATGAAGATACTTCATTAAAATTTAAAAATATTTCTCCTGAGGAGAAGACCGCAAAGGGAATATTAGGACGTCTTTACGGTCCAGTTGCAAGCTTTGCAGCTCCTACCAGAAATGGTCGTCACTATGGCCAAGATTTGTGGGAAAAATTATTTAATTCAGATTTAATTAAAGAGCGTTTTAAAAACGGTGGAATATTTGGTGAATTGTGTCATCCTGATTATGAAGATGTTAACATGGAGAAAATTGCAATTGTTATGCCAGAACCTCCAGTTAAAGATAATAAAGGTGATTTAATTGCATACGTTGATATAGTGGATACTCCTTGTGGAAGAATTGCATATCAGTTAGCAAAATATGGATATAAATTCGGTATTTCAAGTAGAGGTACTGGAGACATTATAGAAGATTATGATGGCAATGAAGAAGTTGATCCGGATACTTACCAATTAAACGCTTTCGATTTGGTAGAAATTCCTGCTGTAGAAAATGCGAGATTATCATTTGTAGAATCATTAGATTCAAAAAAGAAATATGGAAAAACTCTTAAAGAGAAACTTACTGAAGAGTTAAATAAAGCTTCTGAAGCAGATAAGAAAATCATGAATGAGACTCTTAATAATTTAGATATCAATTTAAATGAGTCTGATGAGTATGTTGCTTCAGTATGTGGTTGTAAGATTTATAAAGATGGTAATACATATAAAACATCTTGTGATGGTAAAGAATTAAAATCTGATGATTTTGATAGATTAGTTAATTTATTAAAAGGTAGAAATATGAATGAATCTAATACTAAGCACTATATGTGTGATGAATGTGGCTATGAAGCAGATTTAACAGATGATGAATATACTGGAAAGTGTCCAAATTGTGGAAGTCATCATGGTTTTTATGCTGAAGGTCTTAATGAAAAATTAGTTGAACCTTCTGAAGAAGATTTAAAGCCTATTGAAGATAAATTTGCTGAATTAGGTTTAGAAGTTGAAAGAAAAGGTAAGACATTATTTGGTAATGTTCATTATCAATTAAGAAAAGAACTTGATCATAAAGTCACAAAAGATGATTTAGGTCCTATCTTTGATGAATTATGTGATTTAGATACAAGAGAGATGCCAACTGTTTGTAACGTAGGTGTTCATAGAGATGGTGATAATATTATCTCTGCTTCATTAGATGTTTTAGAAAAACAAGTAAATGAAGAACTTAAGCATGAAGATTGTTGGGGAGATCATATTCAAGGTCAATTAGAGCAAACATTTGGAAATCTTGAAGATTTAATGTATGAAGTCAGAAATGCAGTAAGAGGTTCTTATGCAGTTAATGGTGATACAGTTCAAGATTTAATTGGTGAATTAAGAGATTTAGCAGATCAATTATCAATGAATGCTGATGACTTGGAGTTTGATCAGGATAAGTTAAATGAAGATATTCCTACTGATCCTGATAAGCAAAGAGAATTAATGGGAATTTTATCCAGAATTAATGCTATGACTGGTCGTATCTTGGAATATGATAAGCAATATGATTATAATTCAGAAAAAGATAAGATGACTAAGGCTTTCTTAAATGATGATTTAAATAAAATTCAAAAAGCATGTGAAGAGCTTGCTAAATTTAATAAAGAATCAGTCAGCGAAGATGGCTGTTCAGATAAAGAAGATCAAGTAGTTGAAGAAGATGCAGGTAATACCGGGGAAGATTTGATGAAAGAACTTCAAGAAGCACTCTCCAGAAATGGAGAATTAGAGAAAGATAATTTGTCACTTCAAGAAAAATTATCAGTTTGCAGTGCAAAAGAAATTAAGTTAAATGAAGAATTGAAGCGTTATAAACAAGCTTCATCTAGTTTAAGTTCAACTTCTAAAAAGGTTAAAGATCTTGAGGAAGAGCTTGAAAAAGCAAATAAGAAACTTGACTATAAAGACAAATTAATTGAATCTAAGAATGAAAGATTAAGTAATTTAATTTCATTCAAAAAAGACAACATTTCAAAACTTACTGAATCAGATAGTAAAATTTCTGATTTAGAGAATCAAATTAAGGTATTAAAAGAAAGTGTAGAAAAGTCTGATAAGAAATTATCTGATATGACTACATTAGCTAAGAAATACCAAAGAGCATTAAAAGAATCAAAACAAAGATATCTTAATGTTAAAGCTGATGCTTGTGGATTATCTGTTGATTCTGTAAAAGCTCAGTTGAGTGAATCATACAACTATAAAGAAATTGATTCAGTATGCGATAAGTTAGTTGAAGAGAAGTTAAATATGAGTAAGCTTCCATTTAGATTAAATGAAAATACTCAATTTAAAGTTAAGTCATCTCAGAATGAGTATATTAAAGGCTCTAAAAATTCTGATGATGAAGTATCTGACTACTTATTAAGCATGATTAAATAATTTGAAAGGAAATAAAATGAATTTATTAGAATCTTATAAGGGTAGACTTGCTATTAGTGAAAAGTACTACGCTCAGAAGAATTCTGGCGAAAAGATGAGCAACAGCAAGAAGATGTTAACTGCTCAGTGCTTACACAATACTGCTACTTATTTAAACGAAGCATTTAAGGTTGCTGCTGGAACTCAGAGAGCTGACCTTGGCATGTACAAGAAATTCTGTATGGATATCACTGCTTTAGCAGTTCCTAATTTCATCGTCAATGATATCTTCATGGTTGCTCCAATGAGCTCCTTCAGTGGTTATATCACTTATATGGAATATGCTCTTGGTGAGCCTAAAGGTGGTGCTGGTGGCAAATTAGAAGATGTTCCATTCACCTCTGCTATGAAGGCATATGATCAGTCAATTTGGGAAGTTAAGAATAAGATTAATAGCCCATTCGAAGGCTTTGGTGAAATGACTGAAGACAGAGCTCGTTACTCTGGTCAGGCTGTTGTTGAAACAGTTGATTCTGCATTACAGTTATCTTGGACTCCTGTTCTTAGAGCTGAAAATGTAAGTCAGTTAGATTCAGAAGGTAACCCTACTCCTGTTACTGTTGATGCTACTGGTAAGATTACTGCTGGTGCGTCTGCTAATGATAAGATTAGATATATCTATGACAATCAGTATATTCCTCAGGACAAGTTACCATCTGTTGTTGCTAGAATGAATGGTATTGCTTTAACTGCTAAGGCTCGTAGACTTGCTGTTGAATATTCTCAGTTCGCTGCTTTCCAGGCTAAGCAAGACTATGGTATGGACTTCGAAGCTACAATTGCTCAACAGGCTCAGGCTGAATTAGAGTATGAAATTGATAGTGAAGCTGTTCTTTTAGTTAAGGAAACTGCTGATGCTCTTGGAGCTGATCATAAGTTTGAATGGGTTGATGAAGAACTCGACACTGTTTCTTACTCCATGAAGGCTGAAGGTTTCGCTCGTAAGTTAGAGCAGGCTAAGGCTGCTGTCTACAAGGCAACTGGTAGATTTATGCCTAACTGGATGTTAGTTTCTCCAGATGTTATGCCAATTTTAACATTTGTTAAGGGCTTCAATGCTTCTAACAATACTGTTGCTAATGGTCCATATGTTGCTGGTACTGTTGCTGGTATGAAGGTTATCGTTTCTCCAATGCTCACAAAGGCTTGCTACCTTGGTGTTTTAGGTGCTGATGGCAAGACTGCTGTTGGTGTTTACGCTCCTTATATGCCAATTGTTCCTACTCAGTTACTCGGTTTCGCTGATGGTAGAATGAGCCAAGGCTTCTCTACTCTCTACGATATGCAGATTATTAACCCATTATTACTCAGCAAGATCGAAATCAAGGAAGGCGATAACAGATTCCTTGGCAACGTTAAAGTTGTTACTGACTAGTAATTAAACAATCGTTATAATTTAAAGAGGATCGAAATATCCTCTTTTTTAAGTTTACTTTTATATTTATGTTTGATATATTAATATAGAGGTAAAAATATGAGGAAAAGCATTCAAACAAAATTAATTGATTATTTAAAACTTTATGATTGGCAAACAATGGGAAATGATTTTGATTGGGAAGTAATTAAGGTTATTACAAAGTTTTTAGAATCTAAAGGATTAAAAGAAGGAACTAATTTTAATGTTTATCATGAACCTAACGGTGGTCATTCTTATCCTGATATTCAATTAGATTTAAATGGTAAAAGTTTTTATTTTGAATGTAAAACAGGCAAAAATGATTCAAGTATAATGCATAATAATACAATCCCAGGTGATGATGGAGTTATTTATTTAATTCGTACATATGGACCTAAATCAAAAGATTTTACATTCATGCTTGATAAAGATATGCTTTCTAAAAGTGAAAGATCTAGTTTGCAATTGCAAAAGCACTATATAGATATGATTAATACAAATAATAGCTATGATCATTGTTTTGTGTATGCAAGGACAATGATTTATATTCCAACTTCTGTAACTAAATATACAAAAGATTATAGAAGACTTAAAAGAGAATCTAATGTATATGAGTTTATAAATAAGGATTAAAATTTTATTGTATTCTATATTATGAGATATGTTAGAGTAGATGAAGAGCAAACTACACCAATGTTTGTTGAATATTATTTATATCCTATATTTTCAGATAGTGATGAACCTGACACTTCTCTTACAGGATTATTTAGTATGCAATTTCAATCATATGATGATGCAGCAGCATATGGAATGTTTGTTATGAAGTATCCTAATCAAGCTGCAGCTGTTTATAATAGTAAAAATATTTTAGATCCTTTAAGCAATGAATATGTAAATAGATTAGGTGAAATAGATGAGATTCTTATCTATCAAGAACTTACAATGTATGATAAAGATTGAAATTATGTAGAATGTCCAGAGGAATGCATTAAGTTTGTTGGAAGATTAGTAAAAGAATATGATGAAATAGATAAAAGTATGATGTCATAACACTGCTAAATTTATTATTGGAGGACTTAATAATGAATAAGGCAATTATAAAAGCAGTCCAAGATTTGGAGGCAAAGCTTTTAGCTGGAGTTATTAGTGAACAATTTTATCAAAAAGAACTTGATAATTTACTTTCAATTGTAGAAGATGACATAGATACAGCTAATTATATTAGATTACATAAGGATAGGGACATTTAGTCCCTTTTAATTTGTATATTATAATTGAGAAGGAACTGCTAAATTTAATATATGAAAAGAATAGATGAAGCTACTAGACATCAGCTTTTAAATAAAAGTAAAGATGCTGAAGTTACAAAATCATATGGAACTACAAGATATGAAAGACGCAATCTTCAGCATATTTATAATTCAGTAAGTGCATTTAATAAAATTGATATGAATGCATGTTTTAAAGCGAATTTACTTTCCTTCTTTGTTCCTGTTCAAGGAGAACATGACAATTATGAAGTAGAAGTTCTTTTTGATGGAATATTAGATTCTATAAATAGGGAACTTAAAAATAATTCATGGACATTTGAATATAAAGTAGTTTATAGAGCAATTATTGATGCAATAAATAAGCAAGATATTTATATAAGCTGTACATGTCCTGATTGAAAATATCGCATGGCTTACTGGTCATCTAAAGGTAGATATAATTCAGGTCATCCTCAAGTAGTTCCTGCAAGAATTACAAATCCTAATGATTCTCAAGGAGCTGGATGCAAGCATGTAATGAAAGTATTAGCTGATTTAGATTGAGCTCTTAAATTAGCTTCATGTATTACAAATTATGTAACATACATGGAAGATCATTATCCTGATAAATATTTTGATATCATATTTCCAGCTTTATATGGAATGAAGTATATTGATGCAATTAATCAAGGCATTATAGAGCCTCCTGAAGATGAATTAGATGATGCTGAAGATATTCCTATTGAAGAACCAGAAAATGATGAGGAAGATGAAGAAATACCTGAGGAAGAGCCTGAGGAGGAAGTTGAGTAATGGAAGTTAAAGACTATATAGATAAAATAAAGTTTCAATTAACTGGTGGCGTAATAGACTGCGAACTTGATGATAAAGGCGTTGAGAAAGTAATTAATATGTCATTAGAAGAAATGAACAGATATTATAATGTTACAAATTTTATTCAAGTACCAGCTTCAAGTTGTATTGACGTTGTTGAGTATCCTCAGATTGAATCAATTGTAGGAGTTCATAGAATATCTGGTACAAGCTCATCATCTACAGATAGTACTACATCAACAGATCCCGCATACATTTCTCAATTACAGATGTATAATATATCATCGAACTATTATACAAATGATTGAGTATATAGAATGCTTAATTGGTCTACAGCTCAACAAATAGCAAATACTACTTCAACAGATTTAGATTTTAGATATGATGAAATTAATAAGAAGTTATATGTAAATTATTCTCAAGGAAAACCTGCTGAAGTTGTTATAGAGTTTGTTCCTAGATTACATGATGCTTCTGAAGTTGTTACTAACTTCTGACAAGATATATTATTAAAACTTTCATTAGCTCACGCTAAAATAATTTTAGGAAGAATTAGAACGAGATACACTCAATCAAATGCATTATGAGCAGATGATGGAGCCACTTTACTTGAAGAAGGTAATAGTGAATTAACTACATTAAGAGAACAGTTAAGAGTTGCAACTGATTTAGTTTTGCCTCTTGATTAGTTTTCTGAAAATTTTTACATAATTTAGCAATTTTAAGTTGCTAAATTTATTATAATAAATAAAATTACGGAGGAATAAAAGTAATGGAATTTTACCTTAAAGAAGCATTCCAAAGTTTGAAATTATTAGAAGATGATTTTAACTTGACTGCCGATCAGGGTGTTATAGATGAATTACAGAGCTTTGTAGCTGATGACATCGAAGCGCCTACTGAAGAGGAAATTATTGATGTAGAGGCTGACGAAGTTGAAGACCTCCAAGATAATTATATTGGTAAAGTCATCCTTGAGTGTGACAGTTGTCATACAAGAATCTACAAGGACATTGCTGATGTCATTATTGATGAAGATTCTGGCTTAGCAAATATTGATGAAGAATGCCCAGTTTGTAGCAATGCATTTGGTTGGAATGTAATTGGAAAAATTGAGAAGTTTGATGCTGCCGCTTTTGAAGAAGAACCAAAAGATGAAAAGGACACTGAAGTAGAAGAAGAACCAGAAATTTCTGATGAAGAAATTGGTGAAGCTTTGAAAGAAGCTCTTAACACCGATGAACAACGTGAACTTAATGGAATTGTTTATAATCATTTAGCAGATGCTGCTTATGAGGCTGAAGTTGATCATGGTTTAAATGCTTATAGATCTGATATGGAAAAAGCTCAGAAAGCATTTAATGACGATTTCTATTTTGGATCAGTTGACGAAGACATTGATGTACATGTTGATCAACCTGAAGAAAGTGATGATGTAGTCATTAATGTTGATGCTGACGATGAACTTCATGAGGAATTTGAAAATCCTGAAGATGTTGGTGTCAATCCTGAAACAGCTTCTGAACATGCTGAAATTTTAGAAGAACCAATGGAAAATCCTGTAACAGAAATTCCAGACAAGTTGGTTGTAAATGAATCTGTTTTAACAGAAGATGCTAATTCAGTTAAGAATCTTGTTATTTCTTATTTACAAGATAGTTTAGTTGATTTTAATGACAACTTAGCTTATACTGTTCATGATGCTATTCCAGAATATGATGTTGATTGGTGTGATGATGACGGTATGAGTGAATTTGCTGATAGAGCAAATATGACTCAGGATGAATATGTTGATGCTATTGCTAATTTATTATTTGCACATGCTCCTACTCAAGAATCTTTAGGTGAAGACATTGAGGATGTTCAGTCTGAAGATGCTGAAAAGTTAATTGATCCTGATGAAGAACCAGTTAAAGATTTAAATGAAGATCTCAACGAAGTTGAAGTTCATACAAATGAGCAAGATATTGAAGTTAAGACTGAAGATGGTAAAGTAGTTGTTGAAGTTGGTAATCCTGAAACTGAAGAAGTTCCAGCTGAAGACGAAATGATTGCTCCATTAGATGCTGAAGAAATTACAGACATTGAAAATAACGAAGAACAATCTGCTCAAGAAGTAGCTATGGAAAATGAATTAGGTGCTGAAGAAGAGTCACCTGCTGAAGAAGAACAAGCTAAAGATGAATTAGATATTGATGAATTTGATGAAGAATCATTTGATGAAATTGGTGAATCATATCTTCATAGAGTTTATGAAAATGTAAATTCTTTTAAAACTACAAATGTTAACTACGGAAAAGGAAGATTAGTTGTTGAAGGATTAATTAAATTTAATTCTGGTAAAGAAAAGAAGACTTCATTTGTATTTGAAAATTTAAAAAAGACTAAAAGAGGTAAAATTGTTTCTGAAGGATTAAATGAAACATTCTCTAAATCTTCCAAAGCATTTATGTTAAAAGGTTCTTTAGTAAATAAAAAGTTTGTTAGTGAAAGTTTAATTTACAATTACACTGCAAAGACAATTAATGAATCTAATGAATCTGAAGTAACTAGAGTTTACGGAAGAGCTGTAAGAAAATAGGAGTTATTATGGAGAAGGACTACGGAAGATTAGTACAACCTAATGTTCAACTTCAAAGAAGATACTTCAATGAAATGGTAACATTAAGAGGTGTATTTTGTGAGTACCAATATCCACTCCAGAATAAACAGTACACTACTCAAGGGGAACTAGATACTTCATATAGTGAACCCCTTCGAGTTGGTTGTATATTTAATGAAAATATTGATCAGAAAACAGCAAAGAGATTAGGTTGAAATGCTGAATTACAAGACAAAGCGTCATTAATCAGTGTTCCATATGATCTTGAAAATTTGCAAATTGGTTGTTTATTTAAGATACCATCTGCATTTGATAATACACAAGGTAGAAAATTTAGAGTTGTTGAAATGTCAGCTATTCCAATTTATCCTGCTAGTATTACTTGTAGACTAGTACCTGAATATGAAACTACAGTTGAAAAAGCTGATACTGAATTATTTGTAAATAGTGATTTCAATTTATTAAATCAGGAAGATGAGGAGCATTTCAGATGAAAGTAAAAAGATTAAATGAAGCTTCATATAGTGATATTCAAATGGCTGAAGAAGCTTGAAATGCTGCTTATGGACATGATAAGATCAATATACTCGAAGAATTCTTAAATAGTATATTTACGCATGATGATGTTGTTAAAAAGTTACTTGAATTTGGTGATAACTTTTTAATTAAATGAGTTAATGCTATGAAATGAGAAGAATTAGGTCGAGATGATAATGAATTTATATCTTTACTTGATTCTATATCCACAGATAGTTTGCCTTTACAATCAGTAGATAATTTTACAAAAATTTATAATGTATATTCAGATGGAAATATTGAAGAATCATTTATAAATGGTGGAGGTCTTGAAGAATCATTTTGAAGATCTATAGCAGTATTCGGTGGTCCTAAACGTGAGTTATACACTAGGAATGACAAAGATTTTAGACTTACATTAAAGTATTTACATGATAGTCTTGAAAAGCAACGCAGTGAAAAAGATTTACGTGAAATATTTTTTGAAGATAATGGTGAAACAATAAGATCTGTTGCAGATATAGAAGCTCATTTAATAAACAAAGGTGATAGTGTTAGAAGAAATAATAATTCCAATACAAAAAAACTTAAGTGATGATCAAGCTAAAGAAATGTTAGATGATTTATTACAACGTAATGGAATGATTGACTACATCAAACAAAATTATAAATTATAATGAAACTTACAATAGAAAAAATTTATAGCAAAGATTTTATAGATTATGTAGTTAATTATATTCAAAATAAAGTTATTGATACATTTAATAGTATTGAAGCACAAAAGATTAATAAAAAGTTTAATATTGATACATATCAAATATTTAAGTTAGCAGTTAAGAATTTGATTATTAAGGAATCACCTATAGATTATACAATCACTATAAATAGGAATATAAGATATAAAGGTGACAATTTAAACTCATTAGTAAATATGATAACCTATGGTAATAGAATTTGTAAAGGTTATCCTTTAATTGAAAAGATATTTAATTTAGTCCACAATAATATAGATATATTATATAAGGAGTGATTAATTGGCTATTAGATTTTATGATGATGCTTTAACTGATAAAATTAAAAAATGAGTTAAAGATCCTAATATGAAAATATTAAAGCCATCTGAATCAACAAGACTATTTCAATTGAATGCTGATCAAGCAGATGATAAACCTTTATCATTACCATTAATAGCTATTTCAAGAGATAATGATTTTGAAATAATAAGTACAACTAAGAAACCATTATCATATGATGGTGGCCATTTAGCTGCTAATTGTCAAAAATCAGAGTTACTTAATGGAATACCTATCAGGTTATCATATCAGCTTGATATATATTGCAAATACTTTGCTGAAGCAGATGAATATGTAAGGAATTTTATTTTCAATATTATAAATTATCCTAATTTACATATTGAGATTCCTTATAATAACGCAAATATTGTCCATGATTCTACATTGATGATTGAAAGTACAGTATCTGATAATTCAGATATTCCTGAAAGATTGATTAGTGGACAATTTACAAGAATGTCAATTAGATTGACAATAGATGATGCTTACTTATTTAGTGTTCCATTTATGGATAACTGGAATATTGAGTATAGTGGAGATATAAAAGTACAAGATTAAAGGAGAGAATGGAATACCATGCCTAATATTAAAATTCGCGAACAGGAAGCTGTTCAATTAGCCGCATTTGATATTACAGAGAATACAGTTCTTGTCCCAATGTTGTACGCTAGAAGTTATGACACAACTAGTGAAGGTGATGTTGTTTATTCAGTTACTCCTGAATCAAAATTGTTCACTAGTGCAGACTCCTTCAGAGTCTGAGCATCCGGACACACTGTTACAGTAGATGGTGGTTTAGATAGATCATACATTATGGCGTATGAACTCTTATTACAAGGATTAAATGTTGTAGTTAAACCTCTTATTTATGATAACGCAGCTACTGGATCAAGCTTAGCAGAAGGAGATGCTTACAATTTAATCGAAACTGCTATTGAAGCTGGTAAGTTAGATGAGTTTAAAGATAGAAACTTATTTAATATTAAGTTTATCACAACTGGTGGTTATGCTAACTGCGGCAAAGAGTATGATGTAGTAAATGATGGAAATGTATCGACTGTAATTACGTCTTCTTACACAAAGATTAGAGATTTAGCAGAAGCACGTGGAGATGCAATTGCATTAATTGAATTCGCTGATTATGTTGAAAATGAAGAACAATTATTCAATATGATTCAAGAACAATATACTCCTGAAGCTTCTGGAGATTTATACAGTGCAGCATTCTTCCCATGGTTCAATTGCGCTACTACAGCGACAGGTTCTCAAACATCTGTATTAATGCCTGCAGGATTTGGTTATCTTATGGCTTATGCATATAGCACTAAGAGTAATGCTAACTGGTTTGCTGCAGCAGGTGTTGCTAGAGGATTTATTCCTGGATTAATTAAACCTTCATTTGATGTTGGTGAAGCATTAATGCATACACTTCAGAATGATGAAGAAGCAGGCCAGCAATTAAATATCATGGTCAACCCAATTTATAACGCTGGTACATATGGTTATAGAATCTGGGGTAATAGAGTAGTTAATAAATCAGCTACTGGTACTGCTGATAGATACATGAACTTCTTAAATATCAGAATGTTATTATGTGATATTAAGAAACAGATCTTCCATACAGCAATGAGATGTACATTTGAACCTAATGATGATATTGTTTGGATTAATTTTAAAACATTAGCTAATTCATTATTAGACCAGATGAAGAGTGGAAGAGGTATTTCTTGGTACAAGTGGACTAAGGAAGTATCTACTAGAAAAGCTACAATTAAAGCTACATTAACAATTCAACCAATTGAAGCTGTTGAGTCATTTGATATTAATATCGTATTAACTGACGAAGAAGTTACAATTGAAGATGCTACAGTTTAATGGAGGAGATAGTATAAATGGCTACTACAAATTTTGGAACATATCACCTTGCTGATAACCCTAAATCTTATCAGCCAATTAGAACTAATAACTTCCGTTTCTTAGTTTCTGGTCTTGATAATTTATTAAGAGTCGCTGGTGATGAAAATAATTTAGATGATTATATTAATAATGGTCAGGAAGTAATTGATTTTTCAGTTGTAAGTTTCACAGTTCCTGATTTTCAGCAAAATGTTATAGATATCAATCGTGGTAATAGTACAGTACATTATGCAGGTAAAGCTAGTTTCGGTACAGGTTCATTAGTAATTAATGACTTTGCAGGTGCTGATGGTAAATCAGTATTAAGAGCTTGGCAAGCATTATCTTATAATGTTGTTGATGATACTATTCCATCATCTGATGTTTATAAGAAAGATGCTGTAGTTCTTGAATATTTACCAGACAATACTTTAGTTAATTATTGGGAACTCAAAGGTTGTTGAGTAAGTTCAATTCAGGAATCTGGATGGGATAACAACAACGCAGATAAGAAAACTTTGACTGGCACAATAGTTTATGATAGAGCAATCCCTCATAAGCCAGACCAACTTTAAAGAAAGAC